TTACAAGGCTCCAATCACACAAACGCCGAGTCTTGGTATCAAGAAATGAAGAAGTACTGTGATCCCGCACAGTATCCTGATCGACATTTTGATGGTTGGGCCATGGGAGGTCAGAACATGTGCGATGTTGATCTGATTCTTAGACGCCTGGTTGCATTACGATATGATAATTTGCTACAACAAGGCGTCCACGACTGGATGCACTTTCTAGGTACAAGTAAACTGGAGTGGGCAGTACTATTAACAGTGATTCAACGAGCTGTACGAAAACATGTGAATCCAGATTTCACTATTAGTTTTGATTGTGCTAGTCCGTTTCTTGCAACAGCCAACGGCCAAGTGTATTACGAAAATACATTTGAACACGAGGGTAAATGGAGTTATAGAATGGCTCCAAGTGCCGATGATAAAAAATATGCAACGGACACTCGCAAATGGTCAGATGGTGTAGTACAAGATGGCATTTATCCAAATTGGCAAGAAAGTCCAATTAGTGATCATTTACAAATGAAAGACATTTGTATATATCGGCCCGGTGACCTAAATAAGAATGGCAAGGAAGGTAAAACTAGTTGGGATTCGTTTAGCTATATGTTGCTAATGGGACACAATGTATGGATGCATATTACTGCTGTACAAGAAGCCAATCGGCGATTTGATGCAGGTGATCGTCCTTACATGATGCAGTATTCAGGTCCAGGACATGAAAAGTTTGAGGACCTAGTGGAAGCGATCTTTGCTGCACCAACCAAAGATGAAAGCTTGGCCATAATTGAGTACTATAAGAACTACTGGATGGAAATTATTGGTACTCGAGGAAATAAAGGTAAAAAAGCATTGAATTCCGAAACAATGGCCGAAGTACATCTGGAAATTGAAGGATCGGATACCAAGCTTGATAAACCCAAGAAACAAAAAAGTATTCCAATTTCTTTAGATCATTTAGTGGAGGGCTAACATGAGTTATAAAAGCAGAATTAACCATCTAGAAGAAATGCACAAGTTGCTGGACAAGCAAATTAACGAGATGCAAAACAATCATCCAGGTGTAGATATCGAACACTTGGCTGATCTCAAAAAGAAAAAGTTGCTCATTAAGGACGAAATCAGTAAACTAACTAAACTACAGTGGGAAGAGGATACACAGCGAACCGGTTATGGAGATGATTATTAATGAATAGAGCAGGTCACAATAATACAAGTTTGTTTGTTGGCACGGAAGTTGAACACAGTCCAGCTTACGGTCAAAAAACATTGTTTGTGGTTGGCATTCAATCACAAGAACTAATTGAAGCAGCAATGGTTGCTCATAAATGTACACACATTTATTTTGGTGCCAATCAAAGTTTTCCGCCAATTGACACAAATAGTACTGAATGGACCAAGTGGGAGAACATGATTCATCCATTTTTATCCAAAGGAACTCTTTGTACGTTGGATATTGACGTTAACCAAGTTGAGGGTCTACTAGAAAGCGGATTGACCGAACGGCATAATTTTATTCCTATGATTTCGGTTAAATTGCCCTATATACAACAACTGGGATATAATGCTACAATTAAGTTAGACGACAAAGATTTCGCTGCAACAAATCCTGGGGTTTGGTGCCATAGCGTACACAATTTAATGAAACGAGATCAGTCATTTACTGATTGGTCCAAATACACTAAAGACGAGATTGTTAGATGAATCAAGAACAAAGAGACACAGCGGATAGAATCATGGAACAAGCCCAAAGACAAATTTGGGTCACTTTTCGCAAAGAAGGTATTCATAAATATCCAGCAGCACTTGATGACCCAAAACTAGCAACTGGAGATCAATATGATGTATCGTTTCTTGGCTATCCTCATCGCCATATTTTTCACTTCCGGGTGTCAATCGACGTATGGCACAATGACCGTGATATCGAGTTCATCCAATTCAAACGATGGCTGGAAGCACTGTATTCAGGGGAATCAAATTGTCTGCGACTGGACTACAAATCATGCGAGATGATTGCTGATGAACTGTATGTTCAAATTGCTAATAGATATCCCGATCGTCGTGTTATAATTGAAGTAAGTGAAGATGGCGAAAATGGCTGCTCTATTACTTACAACACTCATCAACCTTCTCTATCAATAAAAATCTAAGGAGATTAAAATGGCCGCTAAATGGCTCAAGAAGTACCTGACTATGAAACCCGAAGTCACTCAAATTTTTGATGAACTTGACCGGTATCGCGAGTTCTGCGTTCAATACGGATACCCGTATGACGAACGACATCTATACAACAATAGCACTCCATGGGGAGAGTTCGATCGTGCTCGACGCGGCAAATATCCTAAAATGAATTGGTACGCCAAGAAAGAACGTACCCAATGAGCGGTGCAATGAGAGAAAAGGACAGTTCAGATTACGACCTAGAGCGTCTAACTGAACTATTCGACGAAGCATTGACCAGTGACGATCCTCGAGTCAAGAATGCCTTGCGTCAACTCATGATGATGGTTATTCTTACCAGTGACGAGCACGAAGATAAGGACAGGGGCTTGAATGGTCGTAGAGGTCCAATGCGTAGAATGCAAGAAGACCTTAACGACTTGCGTAGAATAGTGTCAGACCTAAGGCACGAAATTCAAAATCTACAAAAAATGAATGCATGGTCGGATAGAGCCTCGGGCGGATATCGTGGCGGTGCTGAACAAGCAGCGCGATGGCCACAAACACAAAGCACCGGTACCAATGCTATCTCTGCAGAAGATTATTGGAAGTCGCAGGCCGCTGCAAAATACTCTGCACAAATTTCTGAGGATGCTCTACGCGAGCTAGATATCAGAGTCAACTCTGCTGCGGAAGGATTATTTAAAAAATGATGCGAAAATTATGGTGTAAATGACTTTGGCATTCGTTGAATGGTTACTTTATCCTTGCGTAAGTAACCATTCTTCGATTGAATTGTAATCCGTATAGATTCCCAGTCTTTGCGATTGAGTCTTTCTAATACATTTACTTTGCCTTTAATATGTTCAATTGTTCCTGTATCAAATTTTAATTCATAGTACCACATAGCATTTTGTTTCATTGATTCAGATTTTGGTTTACCTAAACGAACTTTACTCATACGCTGTTTAGTAATATCTGATGCTTTATCTATATTATAAAAATTAGATCCGCCATTATGAGCATTGATCCATTCAGGATTAAACCTTGCATTAATTTTATGCAAGAAACGAGATTCCCAATCTCTGCATTTTGATACACTAGTAAAGACTTTGCGAATGCTAATATTAAATGATTGTTTTCCGTATTCTTTTATAAGATTATGTACAGCCTGGGACGATGTAAAGTATTTAGACCAAAGATCTTCAGGTTTACAATGTATGCTGTATCTAGCACCATAGTATCGCTTTCCGGTCGGAATATGAGTTATAACATAAGTAAACGGGGTGCGATCAATCGCAGTATAAATAGACATGCTGATAGTTCCTTATAAACTGTTAGAGCCGGTGGATATTCCAGTATCGCGATCGGCATTTTTATTTATCAAAATATCTTGTTTTTTCAAGCATCTTTCTATATAATCACACTATGAGAAAATTATTTTATGTTGGACTAGAGTCTTATAAGGCTCGATACACACTTCAATTGCAGACATGGAACGAAGCCGTGTTTAAAAAACGAGGCATCGATTATGTCATTGTTGAAGGCGAAACCCTAGATACAGACAAGGCAATCGTTACCGGTCAAGTTCTGGATGCACATGGCCGCACATATTATTCAATGACACAGTTGGCTAAATTAGTCAAATTGATGAAACAAGGAGAAATTACCAATGAGGATGTTATCTACTTTGAAGATATGTTTACAGCCGGCATCGAGAGCTTACCTTATATTCTCGATCAAGTTCCTGCTAATATGCGTCCTCGCATTGCCGTTCGTTGTCTTGCACAAACTATTGACCCAGATGACTTTGTTCATGTCTGGGGCATGCAAGAATGGATGGGGCATTACGAAAAGATGGTAGACTCATTTGCTGACATTGTTCTGGCTACCAACGAGGAAATGGTCATGCATATGAAAGTGGCAGGTTGGAAAGCCCCCGTCTATAACATTAGTGGTCTTGCATTTGGTAAAGCAGAAGTACGAGGTCGAGTCGAAGGTGAACTTAAAAAGTTTGAGGATCGTGCATATCGTGTAGGCTTTGCTGCTAGATGGGATCAAGAGAAGCAGCCTGACTTCTACATGGATTTGATCGAAGAATACCATCGTCTAGCAGCAATGCCTTATAACGATTGGCCTCGGGTTGAGTTTGCGATCTTTAGTGGCAGTAAACTAAAGTCTAACAATAGCAGCTACATGGAGCGTACTCGCAGACTGCAAGCAGAAGGAAAGTTAGTAGTATATGAAGATCTTGAAAAGAATGATTACTACGCTCTACTCAACGATACGCGAGTGCTGTTTAATTGTGCTCTTCAGGATTGGGTTTCGAATACTGCAAGTGAAGCTGATACTTTGGGTGCTAACATACTATACCCAGCCTACCGTAGTTTTCCCGAAGCTTTTGCAAACGATAACCAAAGACTTTATATCCCGTGGTCGCTTACAGACGCAATCGAAAAACTTATTCCCCTCCTCAAGAACCCACACATCAACATGGGTAAATTTAGTGCGTGGAACGATGGCACTATTGACCGTGTCTGCGATATCCTTGAAGGCAAGGGCGAGCAGTGGCTACGTATGAGTACTGACTATCGTAAACATACACATGCCTCCAAGTATTAAACTATGGACAGAATTGGTGATGCAGGAGTCACCAATTCTGTCTGAATCGGCTGCCGAACTGCTTTACTATCGTGCTGCCACAGCATGGGGCAGCGATCAAAAATTTGAAATTGCTAATGGTATGGGCGGATGGGTTGACTTGACAAAGATTTATGAACAATGTAAACTACTATCCGTACTTAAAGAAAATCACGCA